AGATACGGAATAGCTGGAATACTCAAGAGATTGAAGTCTCTCGCGCAATGGAACGAATATACGGTGCCGCGCATCGTCAGCCAGGTTCGGGTAATCAAGCCGGAAAGCCGAATGATGTAGTTGTTCCCGGTTACGCGTACGTCGAGTGTAAGAATACAAGCCGCTCGCAAATGATTGTGAAGTATGCATGGCTTGCGAGTTTGAGAAAGTTATCGTTACCGCTGCGTGGGTTTCTTGCGATCAAGTTCAGTCTTGATTCCAGTTCTAATTTCTACATTGTGGAAGATTGTATATTTGAACATCTTTTGACATGTGAGCGTGAACTCTCGGCATTGACGACCGCAAACGAGATAGAGCAAGAAACAACATAATTGTAGTGCAATAGAATGTATCACTGAGTATCGCGCTATAATGAGTGAATAATGCGCGATCTCAATCCGATGAATGAATACAAGTTCGCGACTTTACGAACGCTTCGCGAATGTCTGCGTACGCTTGGTTCGCTAAATCAGTGTGCTAGGTACTACAACGACTTCACATCGGCTGCGATCATGCTCGATCTCTCGGCTGCGATGGGCGACGATCCATCACGCCGGGTGACAGTCTTGACGGATCGGCAGAAGCAGGCAATCACTCTGCACCTCATTCACGATATGCACGTGGATGTGGTTGCGGAGGAAATGATGGTTCAGCGCCGTGTCGTCTATTTGTTGGTCAACAACGGATTGCGAAGGCTACTCGCTTATCTCCAAGACGGGACGCTTCCCGACGAGTGGCAACAATGGCAGTTGGACTATGTTAGACGAAACGCGACTCGTCCACGTCAAGAGATCGCGGATCATGTCGGGCGCACATGTGTTGCCGTCCGAATTATCATTTCAAAACTCCGTAAGAACGGAGAACTTGTTGAAAGCAGTCGCAGACGCAATCTTAGCGGACGACCGCCGCTCGAACGAAAGTCAGCTTGAGCATCCGTTCCTCAACGACGATCAGCTAGAGTATCGGTACGCGCACGAGTATTGCTGGCTTCCCGAGGTGCTAGACAATACGCTCAATCTTCGAGGGCGGCGCGCATGATACCGAAGATGGACGAAACGATTGGGCATTGTTTCCGCTTGTACGTCGAACTCGGCGAGAAGCGCTCGATCCCGAAGCTCTGGAAGCATGTGCAGACGCTCGATCTCGGCGTGACGCTGCGGCAACTGGAACGGTGGTCGCAGCAGTATCATTGGCGTGAAAGTGCGGTCAAGACTGTCGAAGTCATCGCGCAGCGCACGGAAGAAGTGCTGCTCGAAGACAGCGTATCGCGGGCGCGTAAGCTGATTACCGGCTTGCGTTCGATCCAAGACAAGTTCATCGAGCGGCTCGCGATTGATCCGCACGATCCGCTTCTCGATGACAAGCAAAAGATGCGCGCCATTGATCCTGATTTCCGCGATTTCCAAGAAGCCGTGAAGCTCGAACGATTGATCCTCGGCGATCCTACCGAACGTCGTGAGGATGTTACCACGTCGCGCCTCGTAGTCGAACTCGGCGAATCGGAGCTACTCGACGCAGCGCGAGCGATTGCAGCTAAGCGTTACGGGTTGCCAACGCCTGCCGACATCAAAGCTATTGCGATGACTATTGAACAAGAATCACCGTGAGATATGTCATCGACTTCATACTTGGTTGCGTTCTTGCGTTTATAGCATATCATGTTGGTCACGCGCAGTCTGATTACGACGCGAAACGCGATCATCGAGCGCGTGATCGCGCTAATATGCCACCTGCGCCCACGCCGCAAAGTACAACGGTGACGTTGTACGAAGGCAGCAGACCGCGCAAGTCGGCGGAAGATAAATGAACCCGGCGGAACTCTCGGCCCAGCTTGTAGAGAAAACTCAATTCGGTTATGCGCTGGAATATGTATGTCTCGACGGTAAGCCGTTTGATTTCAGCGATCATAACTACCTGCTTGATATGTATGCAGATACACATCCGTATCAGGTAGTTGAGAAGGCTGCGCAAATGGGTGCGAGCGTCATCGGCATGATCAAGTCGTTCTTTGTGTGTGACAAGTTAGGTAAGAATGTTATTTACTTCTTTCCGACTGATGAAGATGTTCGTGAGTTCTCGAAATCGCGAGTTGCACCAATCATTCGCGACTCTCCTCATATACGCGCTATTGTGGATGATGTCGATTCAGTCTCATTGCGGCAGGTAGGTCGAGGCTTTCTGTACTTTCGCGGCATGCGTTCAAAGATACGCATGAAGTCGGTTCCCGCTGATATGCTCGTGTTCGACGAACTCGATGAAGTGTCGGCTGATCAGTTCGAGCTTGCCGATCAACGCTTGAATCACTCAACGTTGAAATGGCGCTACATGCTATCGACTCCAACGTTCGACAATTATGGTATTGACTACCAATTTCAGAAGTCCGATCAACGTTATTGGAACTTGATATGCAAGAAGTGTCTCACGTACAACATCATGGAGAAGCAATGGCCGGATTGTGTATTTCGCGAAGACGAACTTACCGCATATCTGATTTGTCGGAAGTGCAACGCTAAACTCGATACGCAGTTTGGCGAATGGGTTGCTGAAAGACCGAAGACGCAGCGCATTCGTGGCTATCATTTATGCGGGCTTTACAGTGTGTATGCTGATCTTCCGGGTTGGCTCGATGACTATTATAGCGGTCGCAAGCGTGAGGAGTTTATGCGCTCGCGTCTTGGTTTGCCGTGGGTATCCGCTGATCAGCGAGTTACCGAGGATGTGGTTTTGCGCTGCGTCGATGGGCATGAAATGGGTCCTGGCATTCCGCATTCATACATGGGCGTCGATCAGAAAGGCGATATGTTGCATGTCGTTATTCGAGCGCCACACAAGATCACGAAGCGTCCGACGATCCTATTCATCGGAACCGTCAAGACGTTCAACGAACTCGACGCTCTTATACGCATATACGATGTTGATATGTGCGTCATTGATGGTCTGCCTAACCAACACAGCGCCCGTGACTTTAGTATGCGTTTTCCTGGGCGTGTCAGTTTGTGTTACTACAACGACAATCAGAAGGGTGCATATAAATGGACGGAACCGCGAGCGTTTAGTGATAGTGATTCGCCGGGTGATTATCAAGTAATCGTTAATCGCACTGAAGCGTTGGATGATATGTTCGAGGAAGTTACGCATCGCGAGCTTTCGCTTCCGAAAATCAATGATGATGTGACGAACGCATTTGTGAAGCAGTTGTGCAACCTTGCGCGCATTAACGAGCTAGACGACGATGGCGGTGTGATGCAAGCCGTCTGGAAGCGACTCGGCGAGGATCATTTTGCACACGCTAATTCGTATTCGGCGATTGCACGGGCACGATTTGATTCCGGCCCTGCACAAGCAGTCGTTGTCAATTCGCCGTTGATCGCGCAAACGCAATATAGTCGTCGCTACGAGCAAGGGAGTCGGTACTAAGATGAAGCCGTTAGCCGAACTAATCGCTGATGCTTTGATATGGTGCGGAGCGGTATCTGTCATCACGCCGGAAGCTGCGGCAATGCCTGCATGTGCGCCGGTAGTCACGGTTCCGAAGCACGACCGTCGCGATCTCGAACAGTCAATGCTCACCACGAATCCGATAGCGTACGACGGCGATACCGAGTTCATCGAAGCTGCGTTGCCGAAGATGACGCTGTTCGATCTCGCGAACCCGGTTGATCATTTGGGCATGCCATACGAGGTATCGGCAACCTTATACGAAGCGGCGGTAAACGGTCAGTCGTATCGTCTTACGAAGATCGAGGGCCGGGAGAACTTGCGCGAGGCTGTCGCCCAGGCCGCGATTCGCTGGGCCGATCTCAAGACGACGCTCAACCCAAGACACATGCGCGAAGCGCGGTCGATGAGTCGCGAGCAGGTAATCGAGGCGGCGGCGAAACGACTGCAAGAGGGCGGCTTTGATGGTGGCTATGCCGATTCCGGCTATGCCGGATCGCAAGGCCAATCGTTCAACATGAACGATCATTACGGCGACGGTCGTGATTCAAACGCTGAATACATTCCGCTCATGGGTGGACCGTACTCGAAGCAGCTTTATCTTTATCAGTATCTCGACATGCATCGCAAAGCATTCGAGGCGTACAATCACAATCCAATCGCGCATCAACTAGTCGAGATGACGACGGCGTTCGTTCTTGGTCGCGGCATTGATCATCAATCAACGAACAACGATGTTGATTCCGTATGGCGTGAGTTCACTGAGCGCACGAGCTTTTACGAAGACCTTGAGAACATCGCGAACGATTTGTGGTGGCAAGGTGAGCTTATGCTTGAGTTCTACGATGATGAACCGAAGAAAGGTTACACTGACTATCGGATGATCGACCCATCAACAATTTGGGAGATTGTGACAGACGCGGAAGACATGCAGAAAGTCTTCTATTATCATCAGCAATATTCGACGCCGATGCAGCAATACATCAATGACAACAACACGCAGTCAACGAAGTACATCATCCGTCAGATACCGGCTGGCGATGTGCTGCATCGGAAGCTGAACGTGTCGAAGTATGAGAAGCGCGGACGCACTGATCTATTCTCCGTTCTCGGCTGGCTCAAGCGTCTGAAAGACTTGATGAACGCAAGAGTTGTCAAAGGTCAACTAGAAGCTGCGTTCGTTTTCGACATCGAAATCAACGCCGGCGATGCTGCTGTTGCGTCGGCAAATATGCAATTGCCGGATGCTTTTAAGCCGGGCAGCAATTGGGTTCATAACAAGAACGCGCAAATGAAGCCGGTAGCGTCAGGCATTCGTGCGAACGAAGCGCAGCCGGATGTTGCTGCGCTCATCAACTTGATTGCAGTTGGCTTTGGTGTACCCGCGCAGTTTCTTGGTGAACAAGGCAAAGGTGCAAGGGCTGGTGCGCTTGTTGCAACGGAACCCGGTACCAAGCGATTCGAGAAGCGGCAGCGATTGATCGAGAGCATTGCACAGGCCGTATGTGATCGTGTCATCGACGTTGCCGTAAAGGGTGGTAAGCTCGACATTGATGAAGCGTTGCGCGATGCGCGCAGTGTGCAGCGGCTTGGTAAGCTTAATGCGAACTTGCCGACACGTGACGACGTGTCTGAGGAGATGCAAGAGAAGAACGAAGAGTTCGCCGATCAACAGCAGGGACAACAAGCTGATCAGATCGCGCAGCAGCAAAAGATGGTTGCAACGCAGGGAAAACAGCAGCACGAGCTTGCATTGAACGATCAGAAGAA